TGGTCGGGGCGAGAGGAGTCGGGCCCGCGCTTCCCGTCAGTTCGGCCGCCTGATCGGCGGAACCCTGGTCACGATGGGTGGTGCGACGCCACCCATCCGAGCGGTGCGATCGGCATGAGGAACCCGGTGCCGACCTCCCGCGAGCTCGAGGCCTTCGCGGCGGTCTGCCGCTACGGCTGCGACAAGGAGGCAGCGGCATCGCTTGGCGTCAGCCGCCATACGGTCCGAGGTCACGTCGCTTCGCTCTACGTCAAACTCGGCGCCGGCAGCCGTCTCGAAGCCGCGATGCTGCTCGGCTGGCTAGTTATTCCGTACACCCCGTCGGCCGATAGTGCAACGTCGGGGGTAGCTGTCGGGGGCTGAGCGCAGCTACGCTTCTGGCCGTGAGCCCGTTCTTCCGTCACAAGGCGTGCACCCCTGATCGGGCGAGCCAGGCTGTGAGCGCGAAGGACGGGCGTTCTCTTTGCCCCTCTTCTCCTCCCTCCGAGCAGCCGCTGGGCGCCGTGGTGAAGTGCGGCGCCCAGACGGTCTATCTGGCCTATCCCCGATGACCCCCGCAGATGTAGGAGGCCGCCTCGTGGCCGTCGAGGTAAAGCTCGACCAAGTGCTCGAGCAGCTCGGAGCCATGGCCTCGGATCTCAAGGAGCTCAGGGAGGCGGGCATCATTCGCCGGCTGACCGACCTGGAGACCCGTGACGGGGACCAGGACAGGCGCATCAAGGGCGTTTGTGATGACCAGCGCGACCTTCGGGTTGAGATGCGAGCGGCTCTCCGGATCCTGCGCTGGGGAGTCGCCGTCGTGGCGTTCGCCTCGCTGATCGTGGTCCTGCTCAGCAACAGCGCGAGCCTGCTGCACTGGCTCGGGAGGTTGTAATGATCACCCTTCTGCTCCGAGCCGTCCGGGACTGGCAAGAGCGCCGGCGAGCGCGGGCCGCCTACCGCCGGCACCTCGCGCGGATCATCAATGCGCCCTTCCGACCGGCCGAGAGCGGCAATGGGCTGCACGTGGACTGGGACGAGTCCTACGCCGACGCCGTCCAGATCTCCGGGAAAGCAACGAGGCTCCCATGACCAGCGAACAGTTCCGCCCCAAGCTCGGATGTCGCCCGGCCGTCAACAAACCGGCCCTGGTCCTCTCCGACTTCTTCCGCCCGGAGGTCCTGCCCGCCACTCCGCCAGTGGACTATCTCTCCTACCGCAAGACCTGGCCGTGGTGGCTCAACAACCAGCACGGAACCTGCGTCGTCGCGACCTGGGGAGCTGTCAAGGCCCTCGTGTCCGCCATTCTGGGCGGCAAGGAAATCATCCTGACCGATGACGAGATCGTCGCCATCTACAAGACTCAGAACCCGAACTACCCAGCTGAAGACAACGGCATGGACATCCAGACGCTGCTGGAATACCTCCAGAAGCGCGGTGACATCGTGGCCTTCGGAACGATCGCGCTCGGCAAGCACGATGCCGCGATCTCGATCCTCGGCTTCGAGTGGACCTCAATCCGGGTCCGGAAGTCCTGCTTCGACGACTACGACGCCGGCCGGGACTGGGGCTATCACCCTAGTTCCGAGGTCGAGGGCTACCACTCCGTCATGTCCGCCGGCCACCGCGACACCGCCGCGGATGACGTCCGGTTCGAGACGTGGACCCGCGAGAACGGCTTCACCCAGGAGTTCTGGGCCCATGAGGTCAACGGCACCTGGGGAGTGATCCTGCCCGAGCACCTGGGCTCCAAGGGGTTCTTGGCGGGCATGGACCTGGCCGGACTTGCCGCAGCCTTCAAGGATCTGACTGGCCGCGATCTGCCCTTCTCCGGAGGAAACATGAACGGCACCGTCCCCACGCCCATCGGCACCATCGTCGTCCCGAATGACCCTGCGATCCGGGCAGAGAACGTCATCACGAATGTTCTCGTGCCCGTGCCGGCCGGATCCTATCCGGTCATCAACCGCTACCAGTTGAACTCCCCGATCGGCCCAACGAACCTCGACGGCACGGACGCCTTCCTGATCGTGGTCGGGGGCCAGTTGGTCGCCCTGCTGGCTCGGAATGCAAGCTCGTTCACGCCGGCTCCCGGTGGCGGCGACGTGCTCCACCGCGTCCAGCTGTCCGTCGACGGTGCCGTGCGCGCCGACCTCAACGTCTAGGGAGGAACCATGGATCCGATCCTGTCCAACCCCGGCTACATCATTTTCGCGGCAATCCTGCCGCTCCTCATCGCGGTCATCCGCCAGGAAGGCTGGAGCCCGACCTACAACAGCGTCATCGCCGTGGGCTGCTACTTCGTGGTGGGCATCCTCGGCGTCTTGACCTCAGGGTTGAACTTCACCCTCGACAACGTCGTGGGACTCATCGCCCTCGGCGCGGCCATCGGCCAGGCGGCCTACGCGATGTTCTGGAGTCAGATCTTCAGCAACCTGGCCCAGAGGATCGAGCGGGCCACCTCGATCGTGAAGGCGGCCTAGTCAGCATGCCGACGGCCGGCACTCGTGTGCGTTCGCCAGGGGCCACCTCGCCTCCTTCGGGTAGGCCAGTAGAGCCCCCATCTGAACCCGTGGCCGCCACTGGCGCCGGGACCGGCTCAGCCGGCCCCGGCTCTTCCGTTTCCGCGCGAAAACCTCTTCGCAACTGGAAGCCGGCCTTTCTCAAGGCCTTCGCCGAGACCGGCATCGTGCTCACGGCCTGCCGGGCGGCTCGCATCAGTCGTCAGCAGGCCTACAAGGTCCGGGCCAGCAACCCGAAGTTCGCCGCCGCATGGGCCGAGGCGGAGGAGGGCGCGACCGAGTTGCTCGAGGCTGAGGCCCGCCGGCGCGCCTACACCGGCACCCAGAAGCCGATCTATCAGAACGGCCACAAGGTCGGCCAGGTCCGCGAGTACAGCGACGTGCTGCTCATCTTCCTGCTCAAGGCCCACCGGCCCTCGATCTACCGCGAGAACGCCCGCCTGGAGCTGACCGGCGCCAACGGCGGCCCGATCGCCACCTCCCAGGTCCTCGAGGGGCTCAACGACCACGAGCGAGCGGCGCTCCGGCGCGCCATCGATGCTGCCCTGGACCAGCAGTCAGAGCCGGCCGAGGACCAGGCATGAACGCCCTGGCGATGATGCCGCGGCCGCAGCTGCAGGCCCTGCGCACCGAGCTCGGGCCCCGTTTCATCAACCCCCAGCAGCAGGTCTTCTTCGACAGCGAGGCGCCCGAGGTGCTCTACTCCGGGGCCTTCCGCGCCGGCAAGAGCCGGATCGGCTGCGAGAAGGGCTACTACCTGGCCCGTCGCTACCCGGGCATCACGATCGGCATCTTCCGCAAGATCGCCGCGGACCTCGAGGCCTCGACCCAGACCACTCTCTTCAAGGACGTGGTCCCGGCAGGCGCCATCGTGCGCAGCAACGACTCGCTGCGGCGCTACGAGCTCGCCAACGGGTCGGTCATCCGGCTCTTCGGCCTCGATGCCAACCTGCAGACCGGTACTGCCTCGAAGGTCGGCTCGGTCGAGCTCGGCTGGGCCTTTGTCGACGAGGCGGTGGAGCTCACGGCCGATGACTGGAACATGGTCAAGGGCCGCCTGTCCTGGCCTGGGATCCCCTACCACCAGATCGCCGCTGCCACCAACCCCGCCGGTCCGAAGCACTGGCTCAAGACACGGTTCACTCCGCCCTCGGCGAGCCGGGTCTATCTCCACGCCACGACCTTCGACAACCCGACGCTGCCGGCGGACTACATCGCCGAGCATGCGTCAGCGCCCGATGACTTCCGTAAGCGCCGCTACACGATGGGTGAGTGGGTCACGGCCGAGGGCGCCATCTGGTACCTGCCCGACGACCAGGTCGCCGATGCCGAGGGTCCGTTCAAGGCCGTGGCAGGCGCAATCGACTGGGGCTTCGTCCACGCCTTCGCCGCCCATGTCGGAGGTCAGACCGGATCCGGCAAGCTCGCCATCCTCGACGAGGTCTACGAACGAGGCAGAACCCTCGACGAGGTCATCCCTCGCCTCCTCGAGCTCCAGGAGCGCTACGGGGTGCTCGCCTGGTTCGCGGATCCATCTGAGCCCGCCTACATCCTCACCTGCCGTCGAGCCGGTCTCAACGTGGTCGAAGCGGACAACTCCATGGATCCAGGCCTGCAGGCGGTGATGCGCGCGATCGCCGCCGGCATGACCGTCAGCCCCCGCTGCACCGGGCTTCTGGCCGAGATTCCGGGCTACGTCTGGGCCAAGCAACGCGATGGTTCCCTTCGCGATCGCCCGGTCGAGATCAACGACGACGCCTGCGACTCGCTGCGCTACCTCGTGATGGCGTTCGAGCCAGTGACCGTCGAGCCCACCCCGCAAGTCACCTACGACGAGCGGGTCTCTATCAGCCCCTACTAGGAGGAAACGCCGTGGAGACAGGACTCTTCGTCAAGGACATCTGGTGGCACCGTGTCAAAGACGTTGCCCCAGATGGGAAGCTCATCACCGGCTGCGGCCGCCGCTCTCCGGGCTCCATGATGTGCTCCTCGATCGACACGGTGGAGATGGGCAACGGCTGCCCGGAGTGCCTGCCGGAGAAGGCCCCGGAGACCGCCGCAGAGCCCCAGCCGCCGACCTCTGGCGCAGAGACGCCAGTCCCCGTCGCCGATCTCCCGGTGGAGCCCGAGGCTGCCCAGTCCCTGGCGACCCTGCCCTACAAGGAGCTGCTCGCCATGGCGGCGCACCGCGGGATGAAAGTCCCGGCGGGCACCTCCCGGGTCAAGCTCCTCGAGATCCTCGGGTAACCGAAGATGGCAGCCCGGCGAGCCGCTCCAGCCAAGACCGAGTCCGTGCCGGTCGAGGTTATGCAGCGCGAAGTTGAGCGCGTCAGAGAACAGGGGGACGCCTCGATCGAGCTGCTCATGGAGCGGTTTGCCGAGCTCGAGCTTGCCCTCGAGGACACGGGCTGGATGCGCCAATCCCTCGCCGGGCAGAGGGAGTTCAGCCGGGACGGGCTCGCCAAGCTCATTCGGATCGCCCGCCTGTCCTACCTCAAGAACCCCCTGATCCATAACGGTGTGGAGGTCCAGGCCAACTACGTCTGGGGCCAGGGAGTGTCGATCGCCGCTCACTGCCCGCCGGTCAACGAGGTCATCCAGGCCTTCATCGACTACCGGCCCAACGCCGCGGAGCTCTCCGGCCACTCGGCCCGGCTCATGAAGGAGCGCCAGCTCCAGATCGAGTCAAACCTCTTCTTCGTCCTCTTCACCAACGTGTCCACGGGCTTCGTCCGGGTGGGCTCGATCCCGGTCGATGAGGTCTTCGAGATCGTCAAGAACCCCGACAACAAGAACGAGCCGTGGTACTACCGCCGGTCCTGGTCCGCGACGGAGCTCGATCCCGAGGTGGGCACGGAGCGGATCGTCGCCCATGAGGCCTACTACCCGGACTGGGCCTACGACCCGCCCAAGCGTCCAGACAAGTTCGGCGGCCTCGATGTTCGCTGGGAGGCCCCGGTCTATCACCTCAAGACCGGCGGCCTGGCCGATAACGACTTCGGCGTGCCCGAGATCTACAGTGCGATCGACTGGGGTCGGGCGGTCAAGGAAGACCTCGAGGACTACGCGACGATCCATCGAGCCCTCGCACGGTTCGCCTGGATGGCCAAGACCAAAGGCGGCCCGACAGCGGTCGCCGCGGCCAAGGGGAAGCTCGCCACCACCCTCGTCTCGGACGGCTCCCGGATGGAGGGCAACCCGCCGCCTGTCACGGGCTCAACCTTCATTGGTTCCGATGGCATGGATCTCGCCCCGGTCAAGACGGCCGGGGCAACAGCTCCCCCCGACGAGGGCCGCCGAATGTGGCTCATGGTCGGCGCTGGCATGGGACTCCCGGAGACGATGCTCTCCGGGGATGTGTCTACGGGCAACCTCGCAACTGCCAAGAGCCTGGATCGCCCAACGGAGCTCAAGATGCGCAACCGCCAGAGCCTCTGGAGCGACGTCCTGACGGACATCCTGAACTACGTCATTGACCAGGCCGCCACCCGCGTCAATGGCCCCCTCCAGGGCATCATCGTCGTGGATCCCTACACCGAGACCCGGAAGGTCGTCCTGGCCATCGACCCGGCGACCGGCGAACCGATGGATCGGGGGATCGACATCAACTTCCCCTCCGTCCTCGAGCATGACCCTGTCACTCGGGTCCATGCCATCGTGGAGGCGGCCACCCTCGGCAATACGCAAGGCACCACGGCCGGCACGCTGGATCCGAAGGTCCTGGCCCGCCTGCTCATGTCGGCCCTCGGCGTGGACGACATCGATGAGAAGCTCGAGGAGCTGTTCCCGGACAACGCCACACTGGCCGACACGGGAACAGCCGGGGCATCTCCGGAGGCCCCGGCCGAAGTCCCGCCGCCTATCCCGCCCGAGCTCGCGGAGGCCGCCCGGGTCCTGACCGAAGCCCTCCGGCGGATGACCGCGGCGGTGCCGGCATGAGCGGGCCTCTCTACTTCGCGGCCAACTTCCGGGTGGTCGCGGGAGAGGTCGACGCCGCCCTCCAGGACTACATCCGGGAGGCGAATCGGCTTAAGGCCCGCACGGCCAAGACCCGGGCGCTCAGTACCGCGGAGGCATCGCTCGCCAAGGCTCTCCGCGCCGCCTTCGCAGCCCAGCGCAAGAGCTTCCTCGCGCACCTGGTCACTCTCGGGGCAGGGTTCACCTCGAGCGAGGCCGCCCGGGCCGCCACAGACAGGATCCAGGTTCGGCTCCGCGAGGCGGTGACGCGTTGGGACATCCCGTTCAACGACGCGGCGACGGCGACCCTGTCTCTGTTCACGGATCCGGTCCAGGCGGGACTCGAGGCTGCCTACCTCGCCGGCGGCACCTGGGAGACGATGAGCCTGGACATCGATCGAGACTTCACGCTCGAGGACCCGCGGGCCGTCAAGTGGCTGGACGGCAGGGCAGCCGAGCGCGTCGCCAATATCAACGAGACGACCCGGGGCAAGCTCGAGCGGATCATCACCGATGGTCTCGCCTCCGGGGACTCCTACAACAAGATCGCCGCCTCGATCCGCTCCACCTACGACGGCTGGGAGACCGGCGCCCGGCCGGGGATCCCTTCGTTCATTCAGGACCGGGCGGAGCTGATCGCCACGACCGAGCTGGGCTTCGGGTACGAGGCCGGCAGCCGCTCCGTCGTGGACGATCTCAGCGCTCAGGGCCTCGAGATGGAGCAGAGCTTCCTGACCGCCGGCAGCCCCTGCCCTGAGTGCGGAGAGAACGAGGACGCGGGTTGGATCCCGCTCTCAGAAGAGTTCCCGAACGGCCCCGCGCCGGTCCACCCCGGTTGCCGGTGTACTGCCCTCTACCAACGAGCCGAGGAGGCCGCCTGATGCTCATTCACATCCGGGAAGCCGCGACGGTCAGCGAGGCCGCCTTCACCGCAGATGACGCCACCGAGGCCCTGCCCAAAGGCTCCGACACAGCCCGGGCGGCCTGGGTCAAGATGGCCAACAAGGCACTCAGCCGGGGCATGGCCCGGGAGAAGGCCGCCGCCTCCGCCACGAAGATGGCCGGCATGATGAACGAGGCCAGCCGGGCAGTCCATCAGCTCAACGAGGCCGGCCGGGTCCTCTCTGCCGCCAACGAGAAGCAGATCCGCGCGGCCGCCGCTGCTCTCGAGCAAGTCCTCAAGACCCTGGCCTCCGGAGAGGAGCCGACGACGGAAGCCCTCCGGATGATGGAGGCCTACTCCGGAGAGGCGAACGACGCCGCCCGGGGGATCGGGGTCATCACCTCGATGGAGTATGCGGCGCAGTCCCTCCTCTACCTGATCTCCGACGAATCAGACGAGCCGGACCAGGTGGCCATGCTCCAGAAGGCCTACGAGGGGCTCATGGCGGTCGTGCCCCTGGTCCTGACCTGGGTCACAGCGGAGATCGGAGAGATCGGCGGCCCGGAGGACAACGAGGAGCCTCATTCGACCACTACCTCCTACAGCTCCACGACCGTCACCACCGAGGCAGTGAAGGACGGAGATGGGTTCGCCGCAGGCGACTTCGCCTATGTTCCTGACCCTGCGAAGCCCTCGACTTGGAAGCTCCGCCTCGTCAAGACCCCCGGCGGAGACCCGGATCCGGGCATCGTCGGAGCCGCCATTGCCGCTCTCGGCAAGGGGTTCCGGGGCCAGAAGGTGGACATTCCCACCGCCGATCTGCCGGCAGTCAAGGCCAAGGTCCGCAAGGCCTGGAAGGCTGCCAACCCGGACAAGGACGCGGCCGACATGCCCGAGGTGATCGGGGAGTCGGCCGGCGAGTGGGAGATCGAGGGCAACGTCATCCCGATCGAAGAGGCCGCCGTTCGCTCCAACGGCATGATCGACGTCAAGCTCATCGCTCCCGGCTGGGGATCTTCGGGTTACTACTCTCCGCAGCTCCTCGAGCGGGACGGGCCCGCGATCTTCGCAGCTGGAACCCACATGTTCTGGGACCACCCGGGCTACGCCGAGGAGGCCGATCGCCCGGAGCGTTCCCTCCGGGACCTGGCCGCCGTCCTCGCAGCTGATGCGCGGTACGACGCCAAGGGACCGAAGGGCCCAGGGCTGTACGCGCCGGCTCAAGTGCTGGCCCCCTACCGGGAGGCCCTCAACGAAATGGCCCCCTTCATCGGGGTGTCGATCCGGACCAAGGGCCTCGGCAAGACCGGCGAGGCTGAGGGAAAGCGAGGGCCGATCATCGAGAAGCTCCTGCCCGACCCGCTACGGAGCGCCGACTTCATCACGGTCCCTGGAGCAGGCGGGCAGGTTCTCCCGCTGTTCGAGTCGTTCCGGCATCGGAACGAGCCTACAGGCGCGGCACCCCGCCGCAACCCCATCACGGAGGTCCCGAGCATGGATCTGGTCGAAGCCCAGAGGCAGCTCACGGAGGCCCAGACAGCGCGGGACACCGCCCTGGCCGAGGCCGCCCGAGCCAAAGAGGCTCTGATCCTGCGCGAGGCCCGCGACGTCGTCGCCGCGGAGCTCGCAACGGCTCAGATCCCGGACATCACCCGGACGAGGCTGGCCGAGGCGCTCGGCAAGAACCCCGCCCTCAAGGACGGAGCGCTCGACGCGGAGGCCCTCAAGGCCGCCGTCAAGGAAGCCGTCGCGGCCGAGGTTGCCTACCTCGCCAAAGTCACCGGCTCCGGCCAGGTCCGCGGTCTCGGCGCAGCCGGGACACCCGGGCCGGAAGACTTCAACAAGAGCCTGACCGAGTCCTTCCGGGACATCGGCCTGGACGAGAGCACCGCGAAGCTCGCGGCGAGAGGAAGGGAATAGATGGCCGGCAACCGTGTCCGCGCACTGGCGCGGCAACTGGTCCTCACCATCACTGACGGCGGGGTTGCCGCGGGCGATCCCTGCCGCGTCGGAGAGCTGACCGGAGTGGCTCTCCAGGCCAAGGTCTCGAGCAAGGCCACCGTCGACTTCGATGGCGCCTACAACCTGTCCGTCGCTGCGATCAACGACTCCGGCGGCTCCGCCGTCGTCGCCGGCGATGCCCTGTTCTACGTGGACGCCGACACGCCCAAGATCTCCAAGAAGGTCTCCGGCCGATTCTTCGGCTGGGCCCTCGAGGCCGTCACCGTCAGCCAGACCGCCACGATCGCCGTCAAGCTCGGCCGCGGGGCCAACCCGGGTGGGGCCAACACGTACGGCGGAACCACCGTCGGCGCAGGCTCGATCAGCCACGCCGATCTCCAGGCCGATGCCGTCCAGAGCGACGTCGTCAAGAACAAGAACATTTTGACGGCAGCTCTCAACGACGCGGCCGTAACCGGACCCAAGTTCGGAACCGGCATCGTGAACCTGGAGCTGCTCGCGGGCACCAACGCGGCCGCCGACGTGACTCTCGCTGCGATGGCCGCCACCGACGAGATCGCCAAGGTCATCGCCCTCACCAACACCGCCTCGATCGCCACGGCCGCAGACCGCACCTCCGAGTACGTCGCGGGTGCCGGCAAGATGACCAAGGCCGCCGGCACGGACGAGCGGAACAACTCCCTGCTGGTCCTCTGGATCAAGCACACCTAGTCAGGAGACCCCCACGATGGAGTTCCTCGATCTCCTCGAGACCTTCCGGGCGGAGGAGGCCTCCGTTCAGAAGCTCTTTGGCGACGCCGGGCAGACTGTCCGTTCGGGCGGCCGGCTGCGGACCAGCGATCCGCAGTACATGGCCAAGCTCACGGAAGCTGCCCGCTTCCTCGCCGCGGTCTACAAGGGCCGCATTCACCCCTCGAAGCTCCGGGAGGCGCTCGGCACGGGCGACTTCCCGTATCTGTTCGGGGACATCATCGACCGGCAGCTCCTGGCTAACTACCAGGAGACCCCGGCCACCTTCCGGTCCTGGTGCCGGATGGCCCAGGTCGCGGATTTCCGCACCGTCAAGCGGTTCGCCATCAACGGCTCCGAGGCGGTCCTCTCCGAGGTCGGCCAGCAGGAGGAATACCCGGAGAGCAAGGTCTCCGATCTCGTCTACTCCTACGCCGTCGGCAAGTACGGCCGCTCGATCCCGTTCGCCTGGGAGGCGATGGTCAACGACGATCTGGACGCTCTCAAGGACATCCCGGCCCGCTTCGGCAAGGCCGCCCGACGCTCCGAAGAGAAGTTCGCGACCGGCCTGATGTTCGACGCCAGCGGCCCCCATGCCAGCGTCTACACGTCGGGCAACAAGAACCAGATCAAGCAGGCCAACGGAGCGGCCACGGACAATCCGGCCCTCTCAATCGCCGGACTCCAGGACGGCATCACCGTTCTCGTGAACATGAAGGACACCGAGGGCGAGCCCATCGTCGTGGATGCGGTCGAGCTCACGGTTCCGCCGGCCCTCGAAGTGGTCGCGCAGAACATCCTCAACGCGACCGAGCTCTGGCTGAACGATGCTGGTGGCTCCGCCAACCAGCAGGTTCACACGGTCAACTGGATGCGCAACCGCGTTCACCTCAACGTGGATGCCTACATCCCGATCGTGGCCTCGAGCGCCAACGGGTCAACCTCCTGGACTCTGACGGCCAACCCGGGATCGCAGCGGCCGGCCTTCGAGATGGGCTTCCTCCGCGGTCACCCCGAGCCGGAAGTTTTCATGAAGGAACCCAACGCCGTCCGCGTGGGCGGAGGCGGGGTCGTCAATCCCCTCGATGGCGACTTCGACACCGACTCCCTGCGCTACAAGGTGCGGCACGTCTTCGGCGGAGTGGCCGAGGACTACCGCATGACCGTCGGCTCCAACGGCTCCGGCCGGTAAGCGGGCGGCTCAGCGTGACTCTGGCAGCCCGGGCGCACCTTCTCCTCATCTCCTGTGAGGTGCGCCCCGGGCTGCTCTCTTCCAGGTTCAGCGGGAGTGTCAGGCGCAGCGGTCCGGGTTGCGGCGTGCCCGGGTCTTGCCTCCTGGCACTCCCTCAGCCCCTCGAGGAGCTCGCATGACGCAGACCTACGACCCCGCGACTCCTATCGGCCAGGTCCGGCTGCTCGCCTTCGACTCCGTTCTCACGGATCCCGGGCCGATCTTCACCGACGAGGAGATCAACGCCTTCCTCGCGCTCAACTCCTCCGATCCGAGGCTCGCCGCCGCCCAGGCGATCGAGGTCATCGCAGGCTCGGAGATCTACATTCAGAAGCGCATCAAGCTCCTGGATCTCACGACGGATGGGGTCCAGGAAGGCCAACAGCTCATGACCCTCGCCAACTCCTACCGGGAGCAGGTCAACCAGGGCATCGGCAACCCTGCCGGCATGTTCGACTGGGCCGAGCAGGTCAACGACGAGTTCAGCGAGCGGGAGCGGCTCTTGAAGCAGCTCCTCCGGCTCCAGGACCAGACCCCATGAACCGCTCGGCTGCCGTCCATCCCCGGATGCTCGAGTCTCTCCGCGGGTTCTTCGCCCACACCTGCGCCGTCCAGGCGCGGACGGACATTCAGACGGCCACCGGGTCTCCGCGGCCCTCTTGGGCGACACGGACGGGACTCGAGGCCGTCAGGTGCCGGAGATCTGTCGCCTCACTCTCCGCAGGCGGCCGGGAGGTCCGCACCGCGGCCATCGCCGCGATTGAGCAGAACGACTACGTCATCGTCCTTGACGGGTTCTTCCCTCAGATCACCGCCCGCGACTCTGTCCTCTGGGAGGACGGCAAGACCCGCTACGACGTCCAGATCGTCAATCACGACTCTGCCTCCGCCCTGACCTACCTCATGGTCCGGGTCGTGCAGCCGATCGCGGATCCTGGCGTATGAGCGGCGAGACCGTCACCGTCACAATCCCGGGACTCGAGCAGCTCGAGGGCAGGCTCGATCGCGTCCTGGCCGCCCTGACGGGCAAGACCCTCGAGGCTGCGGGCATCGTGGGGGCCCTCAAGATCGTGAACGCGGCCAAGCGCAACGCGCCGGTTGTCACTGGCACTCTGCGCCGCTCGATCCACGTTGGCGGCCACACGGCCCTCAGCGGCGAGCTCCAGGGCAAGGCGCAGGATCTCGGCCGGGGCGAGCTCTCCGGAGCCAAGGCCAACATCCGGATCGGCTCCAAGCTCGAGTACGCCCCCCGGATCGAGTACGGGTTCACCGGCACGGACTCTCTCGGGCGCCGCTATAACCAGCCACCAGAGCCCTTCCTCCGGCCGGCCTGGGACGAGCACCGGGCCGAGGCAATCAAGGCCACGGCGCAGGCCCTACGCGATCTCGTCGTCAACGAGCTGAAGGCCGGGCTATGACGGTCGAGACGGATCTCTTCCTCCTGCTGACCAACCCAGGCTCCCAGACAGGAGCCCTGATCGAGACCCGGCTCTACTCGCTCGCCGTGCCGCAGGAATCGGGCATGCCGGCCATCGCCTACAGCCGGATCTCCAACCCTCTGGTCCGGAGTCAGGACCGCACGAGTCTTCACTCGCCCCGGTACCAGTTCGACTGCAAGGGCAAGACCTACGACGACGCCATCGCCCTCGAGGAGGCCCTAGTCGCCGATCTCGAGTACCACGCTTTTGGATCGGTTCGCCAGGCCCACCACTCGGGGGCCGGTCCGGACGATCGGGATCCCGAGACGGGCATCTACACCCGCCGCGTCGAAATCACTCTCTGGAGGTAACGCCGTGATCGATCTCCGGACTCTGTACCAACGGGCTCTCCAGCCGGGCTTTCACCTGAGCTTCGAGGTAAGCCTGAAAGGGCTGACCGAGCCCACGGTCCCTGTGCAGGGCAAGCCCCTGGCCTTCGGGCTGCCGGCCCCGCTCATCGCCTTCGGGCTGTCCGCAGACACGGAGCGGGAGCTGGCCCTCGAGGCAGAGGAGGACTGGCCGCCCTCCCTGCGCCCGGGCCGCCCGGTCCGGATCCGTTTGGTCGATGGCCGGCTTGACTGTGTGGTGCAGCGGCGCCAGCTCCGCCGGCTGACCCTGAGAGCGAAGGTGTCGGCATGAGCAATCGCAAGATCACACCGGAGACCGAAGCAGAGGAGGAGGCCCTCGAGCTGGACATCATCGAGACCGGGGATGTGGTCGAGGCCCCGGCAGAGCCCGATCCTCGACCGGAGTTCCCGCCGCCCCCTGTCCACGGGTCCGTCATCGAGGGAACGTGGAACGGGCTTCCCAACTTCCTCTGCTCGGCCTGTGGGTTCGCGGACCTGGACCGGGCAATCACCGAGGCCCACTGCAACCGCCCCGCGCTCTAAAGAGGAGACATCCCGATGGCAAACCAGGTCATCCCCCTCACCACTCCGAAGGGGCCGTGGTTCACCCTTCCGGTGACCGCAGCCTCGCTCGGCCTGACTGAGACCGCCTCGCAGGCCGCCGCCTACGACACGGTCCGGATCACCGGCCGGACCCTGCTCCACATCCGGAACAGCTCCACCACGACGCCCTACACCTTCACCATCACCTCGGTCGCCAACTATCCGGACCAGCGGACCGGCGACATCACGACCTACAGCGTGGCCGCGCAGGCCGCCGCCACCACGGCGAACGCCACTGCCGTTCTCATCGTGGACATCCCCGGCTGGCAGCAATCGGACGGCAACGTCTACATCACCTGTTCCAACGCCGCCCTCGTCATCGCTGCCATCCCGCTCAGCTAGGGCCGACCCGGCCGGAAAGGACAGAGGACAACCCAATGGGAGTCGCCTCTAACGCCAGGGTCGGGCCTGGCTTCCATCTCCAGGTTGCCGACGTGACTGGCGGCAACTACACCTCGATCGCGGAGCTGCACGACATCAGCGGCCCGGGCTCCAAGACGAAGATGGTCTCCGTGCTCCACCAGTCCTCTCCCGGCGGCGTGGTGGAGAAGCGCCCGAGCTCGATCGACAACGGCGATTTCACCTTCGAGATCAGCTATGTGCCCACCGACGCCACCCACAACGCCGGCACCGGGCTCATCGCCCTCCAGCAGTCCCGAGCGGTCCGCAACTGGAAGGTCATCAACGACTTCGACGCGATCGTCTGGTCCGGCCGCGGGTACGTCTCCGGCTTCGTGCCGAAGTGGCCCGAGGAGGCTCAGCTGACCGCCGCCGTCACCCTCACCATCGACGGTCCCATCACCGTCGCCTGAAAAAAACAGGAGCCGTCATGAGCACGCCGCACATCCTCTCCCGCGAAGAGATCCTCGCCGCCCAGGACCGCAGACCGATCGCGGTCCCCGCCGCAGACTGGGGAGGAGTCGTCCTGGTCCGGGGTCTCTCCGGGCACGAGAGGGACAAGTGGGAGATCGAGACGCAATCCAACCGGACCCCCGATGTCGAGAAGAACCTCGAGAACCTCCGAGCCGATCTGGCCGCCCGGACCATCGTCGGACCCGACGACCCCAACGCGGATCCCGAGGACCCCGAGACCACCTTCCACCTTCTTTTCAGCAAGGCCGACGTCGAGGCCCTCGGAGAGAAGAGTGCCAAGCCCCTCGATCTGATCTTCGAGGTTGCCTCCGCCCTATCCGGTGTCAGCAATCGCGACGTCCAAAAGCTGGTCGCCGGCCTCCCTTTAGACCAAACGGTCTCGACTGGCTCCGCTACGCCGAGGCGCTCCACTGCACTCGCGCCGAAGCGCAGGAGAGGCTGAGCGGATACGACTTTTCCGAGCTACAGGCCTACGAAGAGCTGCACGGCCCGGTCGGGACAGACCGCATGGACTACCTCGTGGCTCATGCCCTCTACTGGATCGGATCGATGCTGGGAGCCCTGAAAGCGAGCGTCACCACGGAGACCTTCCTCCCGCCCTGGGTCAAACGGGAACCCTCGCGACCCAGCCCGCAGATGCTCGCCGACAAGATAGCCGCCCTCCCCGGCGCGACCGCCGAAGTGCCCTTCTGGGCGAGAGGCTAGAAACGTGACCATCGAAGAGCTCCTCATCAAGTTCGGTATCGACGCGACCGGCGCCAAGACAGGTGCAGCCGCGGTCAAGAGCGAGCTTTCCGGAGTCTCTTCGGCCGCGAAGGTGCATGGCGCTTCCACCTCGAGCGCCATGCAACAGGCGGAGAACAGCGTCGGATCGCTCGGCAATGCCACCTCCAAGCTCGGGACCGCGTTCAGCGTTGCCGGGGGCATCATCGCGGCCCAGGGGGTTCAGTCCCTCATCAGCTTCGGGAAGAACGCCCTCGACCTCGTCGCCGCGGAGGACAAGCTCAACAAGCAGACAGCCGCGGTCATCAAGTCCACCGGAGGAGCTGCCAACGTCACGGCCGGCCAGGTGGACTCCATGGCCAAGTCGATCATGGACCTGACCGGGGTCTCCGACGAGAACGTGAAGGAGGGAGAGAACATGCTCCTCACCTTCACGAACATCAAGAACGGGGTCGGCGCCGGCAACGACGTTTTCAATCAGGCGACGGACACCCTCATCGACATGTCAACCGCCCTCGGAGAGGACACAAAGAACGCCGCCATTCAGCTCGGCAAGGCCCTCAACGACCCGATCAAGGGGGTCACGGCCCTCCAGCGGGTAGGCGTCAGCTTCACCGCTCAGCAAAAGGACCAGATCAAGACCCTGGTCGATAGCGGCAAGACCCTCGAGGCCCAAAAGGTCATCCTCAAAGAGCTGAACACGGAGTTTGGTGGGAGTGCCAAGGCCTTCGGGGACAGCACCGCCGGCAGCTTCGCGAAGATCCAAAACAGCGTGGAGGAGCTGGAGAAGAGTGCAGCTCCCGCGGTGGCCGCGTTCGTGTCGATCATCGCGGACGATGCCGTTCCGGCAATCGGCACCTTTGCCAAGGTCATCAGCCCGCTCACGGACAACCTGGACGCGCTCGGGGCTGCCGGCGCCATCATCGCCGGCATCTGGGTCGCGACCATGATCCCTGCCTTCCTGGCCTCTCTGCCGGTTCTCGCGGCGACCGCCATCGGGGTCCTGGCCGTCACCTGGCCCTTCCTCGCTGTTGGCGCCGTGGTGGTCGCCGTGGCCCTGGCCTTCAAGAACAACATGTTCGGGATCCGGGACATCGCCCAGACGGTCGGCGGAGTTGTCATCGGGGTCGCCAAGGGGATCATCGGGACCTTCCTCAACCTGGCAGGGACCCTCGTCGGCGTGGCCGCCGCGATACCCGGTCCCTGGCAGGGAGCGGCGCAGGATCTCCAGCGGACCGTGGACCAGATGCGTGCCTCAGTCGATGCCTGGGGCACCGGGACGGCTCAGAGCGTTAAGGACGCAGCTCCCGCCGTTGTCGATGCCTCCAAGTACAGCCTCGCCGGGCTTACCGATGCCACGGACGCCGCCGGCACGGCGGCCACAACCGAAGTCAAGAAGACCATGGCCGACATGGCGAAAGAGATCCGGGACGGTCGGAGTGGGATTGCCACCGCCATGAAGCAGACGATCTCCGACGCCTTCGATCCGGTCATCAACGCCCAGGAGCAGGTGGTCGCTCAGGACAAGATCGCGGCAGACAAGCAGGCTCTCAACGCCCGTGGGCTGACCGCCGCCCGCAAGCATGAGTTGCAGCTCCAGCTGACCCAAGATCAGGAGTCCTATCAGAACCTCCTCGCGGAGTCGGCCCAGTACGGCGACCGCGTAGCGCAGATCGCCAAGCTCAAGGGGGAGCTCGCCTCTCAGTCTCTGGCCGATGGGCTCAAGAGCAGCGATCCCGCCGTCCAGCAACAGGCCCAGGCGACCGAGCAGGCAATCAAGGACGAGCTCGCCAAGCTCTACGACCCCGGAGAGGGCGCCTATGCCTGGGGCCAGACGACGGCTCAGGAATACGCCAACGGGCTCTCGAGCGGACAGGGAGCGGTCAAGCACGCCGCCGAGGACATGACCAAAGCCGCCCGCTCGATCATCGTGGCCTCCTCGCCTCCAGGGCCCGAGTCGCCCCTCCACAACATTGGCGACTGGGGCCTCCGCACTGGCCAGGCCTACGCCGAGGGTCTCCGATCGTCTGGGCCCTCAATCACCGAGGCGATCAAGGGAGCCCTCGGGGGAGCTGCTCAGCCGGCCCAGTCCTCTCGAGTGGCGGCTCCTGTCTACGTGAGCGTCACGAACCCGAAGGCCGAGCCCGCCGGCATGTCCGTCCAGCAGAGTCTCCTCCGACTCCGCACCCTCGGATACGAGGTCCCCGGCAATGCCCCTTAGCCCCTCGCCGCGAATCCTCATCGGATCAAAGTTCGATCATTGGTCCTTCCGGGGTTTCCCCTTCTACCAGCCCGGGCTCTTCGTCCGGCAGATCGGCGGGGCCTTTGGCCTGCCTCCCCTGCGCGGAGGGGACTTCCTGCCGGCCAACGTCACCGGGCGCAGGTTCGTCCAGAAGGTCCATGACGCCCGAGTCATCCCCCTCGAGATCGTCCTGCTGGACACCGCCGAGAACGCCCGGATCTACTTCGATGCCCTCTCCCGGCTGTTCTCGGATCGGACCCAGGGAGCCCTGGTCCAGTCCTTCACAGACGGCACGGCCCGGACAGCTCAGGCCGAGTGCATCGCCTGGACTCCGGCCGACACCTCCGACGACGCGGGTACGGTCTTTTCCGGAGTGGCCCAGTTCAGCCTGGCCGATCCCTGGTTCTATGGAGCGACAGTCAGCGGCACGGTCGTGCCCAACGCGGGTCTCGCGATCGGAACGCCCGTCGCCACCACGATCAGCGGCAACCGGACCACCTGGACAAGCCCGACAGTCAATGTGGTCTCCGGGCAGCCCCTTCTCCTGATCCACTGCACTCAGGGCTCCACGACGGCCCTGTCCTCGATCGCGGATAGCTTCGCTGCCGGTCACTACACCTGGACAAAGGTAGACGGCTCCAACACCTACAACGACATTGAGATCTACATCGGGACGGGCGGGGTGGGCACCTCCGGCACCGTGACCGTGACCGCTGCGAGCGGCAAGATCGGTGGCATGGTGATTCCTTTCTCCGGGGCCTCAACTGGCGCGGGCCTCCTGGCGGTCGATGCTCATGGCAATCAGAACGGAGCCGGGGGCTGGAGCTCGCTCGGCTTGACCCCCACGGCCAGCTGGGAAGCTGCGATCTTCGCCGGCCTGGTCTCCTCTCCCAATGCCATCGGGTACAACATCCCGCCCAACTACTCAGAGGCGGCATTCTTGTCCTACTCCGGGGTCTGGGTAGCAGCGGAGCTCGGGTTCCTCTACCCCGCTTCCGGGGTCTCCCTGGTACCACAGATCGGTTGGGCTCCGACCTGGGATGTGGTCGGGGTGATCCTCAAGACCGCCTCGGGGGCCGCGGCCACCCTGTCTCTGACCAACCCGGGCAGCGTGCTCGCAGAGAACATCAACCTGGACATCCTCGGGCCGATCATCAACCCCTCGATCACCAACCTGACCAACGGATCTTCCTTCACCATCAACACGACCGTCGCCGGCACGAAGCACCTGCTCATCGACACGCGGCTCTACACGGCCCTCAACGACGGAGCCAACGTGATTGGCTCCCTGTCCCATTCCTCAAGTGCCACCGGGTTCCTGACGCTCTCCCCAGGCGCCAACGTCCTGCAGGTCTCGGGCTCCGGCTGCACCGGCTCCACCCTCGTCACCGTTAGCTTCCTGGCCCCCTACGAATGAGCGGGATCGAGGTCCGGGTATATGACGGAGCGCACCCCCAGCTCGAGCTTGCCATCCTCGAGGGAGCTGCCGGGATGCAGTGGACGGACATATACCTGGACCTCGGCACCGGGCGATGCGAGCTGGCCGCCTCTGACCCCAAGGCTTCCCTGGCCGTGGAGGGCAACCTCATCAAGTTCTGCCTGGCTCCGGTTCCCGGAGCTGCGCCGGTCCCGGTCTTCGCCTACTTCATCGAGGCGCCGGTCCAGGCCATCCAGGAGGGGGCCGAGAGCAAGTGGACCCTGTCGGGGTACTCCGTGCTCAACTACACCTCCTACGCGGCGATCTACCCGCCCGGCGGATGGGCTGCGCCGACTGCCTCCGTCCGTTCCTGGGTGGCAGCCACCCCGGGCACCGTGCTCAAGACCCTGATCGATGAGGCCCAGGCCCGCGGGGCCATCCCGGTCATGACCTACGACTTCGATGCCACCTATGACTCCGGGGGCAATGCCTGGACAGCCAACCTCAACTTCACCGCGGACTGTGCGACGACCACGCTTCTCGATGCGATCAAGCAGCTGATGGCTTGGGGGATCGGGATCTACATGGACCCCGACAAACTCTGCCTCCACGCCTACGCCCCGGGCAAGCAGGGCATCGACCGCAGCGCCGATGTGGTCTGGCAGGCTCCCAACATCCGGAACGATCGTCCCCTGACGAGCACTGGCGCCCGGGCCGGCATGAAAACCGTGTGCCTCGTCAAGGGCCCTGGTGGGGTCTTTAGCGAGCAGACCGACGCCGCAGGGAACAACTACATCAGCAACCCGCTCGTCGGCCGCCGGGAGGGAGGCCTGGACTTCTCCGCGGTCTCAGGAGATCCGACACAGATGGCCCTCGCGGGGCAGCAACAGATCGCACTCACCGAAGCTGCGAGCCAGGCGATCGACGTCCCTCTGACCCACGGCCCTCGAGCCCTCGGGCTGTATGAGCCGTATACCCACTACGGCCTCGGAGACAAGATCGCGCTCAACGTCGGGCCCTACAGCCAGGTCGACTTCCAAGTCTTCGGGATCACGGTCGCTGCGACCACAGGTGCGGACTACACAGTGGACGCCAACCTCGGGGCCGTGGTTCTCGATGGCGAGGCGCAGCTCCGGCAGCTCATCGCGTCTGTCTCCGGCAACGGAGGGAGCACGGGCGGCACCGTCGCCGGAAACCTGACCCTCACCAACCCGAAGGGTTTCCCTGGCGGGCCGTCCTTCCCTCTCAATCCCACCGTCGGCATGGTCTGGTTCCGAATAGATCTTGGACAGTGGTACTACTACGATGGGACGCGCTGGTTGAGTGAAACCCTGCACCTCGCCGATCTCTCGCCCTGGGGTCTGGGGATTGGGGAACTTACCGCGACGGGCGCTGAAATGGTGGGGAATGCCTGGTACGGAGCAATCTCCGATATCTGGATCGTCTCATCCAAGATCACGTTCTACATCAATGGCGGCACGGCCCTCTCAGGCTCGCACTACTGGATCGTAGCCGTCTCGACGGGCGGCGGCACCATTGCCACGCACACCATCAATTCCGGGGCCTCGAACGCCTGGCGGATCGATTCGCAAGCGGTAGGTGCTCTATGGTCCTCTTTCGGTTCGGCCCCGCGCTACGACGTCCAGGGTTCGGCCACTAAGACGGGTACACCCGGCGGATTGTGGGTCCGCCATGGGCTGGCCTATCGAACCGTGGCGACCTAGCCAGACTCGTCCGTGCGCCGCCGCGGAGGCCGGTGACTCAGGCCGCGCGGATGATCACCTCGAAGACCGGGCCCCTCCCGCCGATCGCGCTCGCCCCGTAGGACATTCGGACCTCACCTTTGGGCGGGACTTCATAGACCACGTACCCGGAGGCCTTCCGACCACTCGGCAGTGTTCCGGAGTGGAGCGCCGGCTGAGGTCCATAGAGGGCGTAGCTGCTGGATCCGACCGCCATCCCATCGCAGAAGACCTCCCAGTCGTAGGGGTTGTAGGTGATCCCATCGGCCGCAGCCTCGTAGGTCACCTTGGCCGAGATGAACACATTGCCTGCTACCTCGGGCTTCTCCTGGTAGCCATAGGAGCCCTTGTAATACGCCGCTGTCTTGACGTCGGAGACCGTGACGGTTCCCCAGGGCGTGACTCCGTCGTCCGTTGTCAGGTAGACCGGAGTGCCGACCGGGAATGTTTTTGGACCCGTGGGAGCCGGAGTCGGCGTGGCCGTCGGTGACGGGGTGGGTTCCGGCGTGGCCGTAGGCGTCGGGCTCGGGCTCGCCGTGGAAGTGGCCATAGGGGTGGCCGTAGCTGTCGCCGATGCCGCTGCGACCCCTGACCCGCCCTTGATGGCGCCCGTGATCAGTACGGCGCCGAGGGCGAGTACCACGACGATCGCGACGATGAGCCCCAGCCCCAACGCCGTGTCGTTGGTGAAGGCAGACTTCTTGACTGGCACCAGAGGCGGTTGTGGTGGCCCAGCGACCGGCTGCCCGCATCGCGCACAGAAGGCGGCATCAACCGCCAGGATCGCCCCACATCGAGAGCAGTTCATCTCCCCAGCCCTTTTCGCGGGAAACGTTGCCCGCTCGCAACGCCCTTACAGCCTGGATGCCCCGATTCCCATCTTAGGCCGCTCGACCGAACGTCCCGGCAACGGCCGACGTATCGAAGGGTGAACCATGCGCGGGAAGCCCGTCACTGACCCGGAAGTCATCGAGGCGATCGAGGGGACATTCATGCTGAGCGTCTACCGAGCTCGTCGACGGGCCCGGATGCAGATGCTCGGACTCTGCGCGCCCCCCGCGCACCCCAGCGTTTGGACTCGGCGGTTTCTGCGCGCCGTTGGAGCGTGGCCAGACGAGCCTCGGTCTCCGTTATCGAGTCGGTCGGATCGATAAGCCATTCCGCCGGGATCTCGTTCTCGGTCTCCTTCCGTAGCCGCCCCAGAACGCGCGCCAGGTCATAGGCTCTCGGCTCGGTCTTGCCGCTCTCCCATCGTCCAACCGTGTTGTTGTCGACGCCCAAGGCTTCGGCGAAGGATTCTTGGGTGAAACCCAATCGCCGCCGCAGCTGCTCAATGGAGCGCCCGAGGCGCTTCTTGTAGGCAAGTCGGTCGCGATCGGTCCCAGGCACGAAAAGGACGGTAATCGCCGCCTTTCTGACTGACCATGGCGCGCTTGCGTTTGGTTCCATCTGTGTGCTGACTATCTTGCCTATTGACGACTTTCTACAGTTGTGTAGAATGCCGCACATGGAACCCAAGCAGCACACCGAACTTACGGGGCCGATGCGTCGGGTGGAGACCCGGATAGGTCGGCCCCTCCGTGAATACCTGCGGGAGCGGTACGAGGATGACGGCTGCACCACGAGCGAGATCGCGGCGAGCCTCGGGCTCTCGAGTACGACCGTAGCGCGCTGGCTGGATTTCTTCGGGATCGAACTTCGCTTCCCCGGCCAGCGCGGGAAGGCAGCCGTCTGATGGGGAAGCTCGTTTATCTGTCCGATCGGCGCCCCCATACGACCGTCGTCCCGTCCCAGGCCCTTGCCGAGGCGGGTGTCGAAGTCACCGCCGCCGGCCTGCGCCTGGCCGCCTTCCTCGGCGAGCTCGCCGCCGCCAATCAGGGCCGGCCAGCGCTCGGTCGCCGCATTGCCGCCGAATCCCGCGAAGTCCGCGACCTGGTCAAGACGGGCCACTGGCTGTGCGCGATCAGTGACGAGGACCGTGCGGCATGACCCACCTCCGGCGCTCTCCGTTTGCCCTGGTCTCGATAGCCTTCCTGCTCGCCTTCGCGAGCCCAGCCGCTGCCGCCGGTCCCCAGGCGCAGGTCCGTATTGGGCCTAATGCCGACTGCTCTCGCGTCGAGATCGTGGTCGTTTACTCGGGGATGCATCCGGGCGATGTGGTGGTCGCGAACGTCTCCATCGGCGCCCAAGTGGAACCAGGAGTGTCCGAGGGGTTCTACGAAGATCGACTGTCGGGCTCCGGCACCGCAGTCGAGTACGGCCCGATGGACCTCCCCGCAGGCACGCTCGTCAGCGTCGCCTATGCCGTGAACCCCTTCGGTCCCGATGATCCGAATCCGACCGAGCCGCCCCCGGGCACCTTCGGCATGCCGCCGATCATCGCCCTCGGCGACCACTACCAGACGCTGAGCTACACCGTCGGACCTTGCACTCCGGCGAGCCAGGCGACCCCGCCTGCCACGTCGACCTCGAGCGCTCCGGCGTCCGACTCGTCCGTGCCGTGGGCTCTTGTGGGCTTGCTGAGCCTCGCCGCCGCCCTGCTCTGGATCAAGACGATCCGGCCGAGCAACCCCGGGCGCGAGCTCCTCGAAGAGCACTTCCGAGGCGAGCGATGACCCGCCTCGGCTGGCTCCTCGTCCGCCTCTTCGCTCTCGACCTCGACCCCGCCGAGCTGCGCGTCACCCGCGACGACGTCGGTGCCTTCCTCGTGTTCCTCGCCGTGATCGGGCTCTGCTTCGTGTTCGTGGCGGGCCAGCCATGAGTAAGTCCCGCGGCTTCCGCCCTGGATGGCCGATCCAGATGTCCTGCTTCGAGTGCGGCCTGTGGGGTGCCCGGCTCTACCCGTTTCCATCCCTCGAGGACGCCGATCTCTTCGAGGATGGCCGTGAAGAGTTGCGCGGCAGTAAGACCATTGGGACGCTCTGGTGCCCGCGCTGCGATCCGGTCTGGGGCGAGTTCCTCCTCCAGCAGATGACTATCTGGGCCATCCGCTCGCGCGAAACCGCGATGCCCCCCGAGCCTGCGATGCCGCTGCTCGGCGGCGATCCCGTTGAAGGGATCGCCTTCCTGGAGAGCGAACTGGCCGACTTCCTCGATGGCCCGGGCCCCATGACTGCCACCGCCGGCGGGCCACTGGCGCCGCGCTCCGACGACTTCCTGTTCGCCTGTGCCGACCTCATCTCCTGGATGCGTGAGGTCCGGCGCTGCGGGTTCCTCCAGTTCCGGACGGTGGCGGCATGAAACAGCACCTGCAGAAGGCCGAGCGGGTCCGCCTCGGCGGCAGCTACATCACCAAGAGCCCAAAGGCCAAGTGGGCCCGCCTCGGCAAGAAGGCCTCGGCCAGCAAGTAGGGGAATCCCATGCACGCGTCGTCACCGCGTCGCCCAATCCGAAGATCATCCTCCCGGCGAGAAGTCTCCCCCTCAGCTCCTCGCCGGGCTCCTGTCGGGGTCCCGGAAGCTCAGGCGAGCGTAAGCACTGGGACCCCGGCGACCCCTCGCCACGCCCGCGAGCCGATCGACATGCCGGCGAGCGTCCGGACCGATCTCGAGGCGGGGCGCCTCCAGCAGTGCTGCCCTAGCTGCGGCCGCTGGGAGGCTGCCCATTGGTACTGCTCGTTCTGCTTCCGGGCGATGGGCCCCGCCGACTGGTTCCGCGGCTCCAAGACCGCCACGGAGGACCGTGCGGCTCGGATGCCCAAGAGCCGGCCAGCTAATCCGGCGCCCGAGTATCTCGACCGCCGCGACTGGCCGACCGCATGGGGACCGTTCCCCGAGAAGGCCCCACGCCCGCTGCACAGCCTGGTAGGGCCTGAGAAAGACCCGATTCCGCATAACCAGTCCATCTGGCCTGACGGCCTTCCTGCCGCGGGTGTCTATCCCCCCGCCCGCGGCGGCGAGTCTGGCACGCCATCAACGCTCGGCTAGGCCGAGAGAAAAGGGGATACCCCATGACCGAGAAAGGTCTCGTTCCAGCGCCAGCGCAGGGCGGCGCGCTCACCGTCGGAGGCGCGGTCGAGTTCAACCTCGACGCCTTCCCGACGTCAGACTACATGCTCCTGCACATCTTCGCCGAGGCGGAGGATTGGCCGCAGCACAACTGGTACGCCGCGCACCGCCGGGCCACCAACAACCTGCCCGCCACGAAATGGATCTTCCTCGCTTGGGACCAGGAAATCGTGCT